ACAGATTTTGGACATGTTTCTACTGATGATTGGTTTAAACAAATTATGGTTGAAGATGGTTGGTTATTAAATAATAAATATAATAGTTGGGGAGATGTACTTAATAATATAATGGGTAATGCTACTTATACACCTTATTCATTTATTCAAATAGCAGGTTCTAATAAAGGAGCAATTACATATAATAATGATAATGCTATGCTTGGAAATGCTACTCAAATAGTTACAGGTAGAGCTTTACAAGATGTTGACCCTGAAGTTCAAGAAAATGATAATTTAAGGTCAATCCCTACTTCTTTTTACTCAGGATATGCTACTCAATATGAAGGTGAGGGAGCGGGAAATGAAGCTGATTTAGACCCAGACACTACGTTAACTTATATAACTTTTGGTCATTTAATGGCTATAGTCCAAAGTTTTGGAATTTTTGTTGAAACTACTAGCCCGTCAAATGTTGCTGCTAAACAAAGTAAAAAAACAAAACCACCAGTTTATATAGATTACCATCCCGATAATACGTTAATTAACGTAGGACCTATATCTGCAACAATAAATCCTTATAAAGTATTTGTTCCTTTTTCAGCCAATAAAAATGCTTATGCATCATTTTTTTCACCTTTAGATGTTAATGATTTTAATACGTTTGATTGGTTGATAGGTAAAGTAAATAATAAAGAACATAACTTATTAACAAATTCTGGGGGAATAAGAGGAAATCTTCAACTTTCAATTGATGGTAATGAATTTGCTACTGAAGATAAAATACCTCAAGGAAAATTATTTAATATCTTAATTAATCTTGATTTTGCAAGAGATTGTCTAAAATCAACGACTGATGAATCCGGAGATATATCATTAATTGAATATGTAAATAAAATATTAGATGGAATTAATGAATCTTTAGGAGGAGTAAATAATCTTAGAACTTTTGTTGATGAATGTGGTATGGTTTTAAGAATTATAGATGAAAAAGTATCTAAAAAAGTTACTAAAGATAACTTATTAGAATTAAAAACATTTGGAAAAAATTCAACAGTTTATGATTCAAGTTATTCTTCTGCTATTACCCCTAAATTAGCTTCTCAAATAGTAATAGCTACACAAGCTGCAACAGAAGGAGGGATAAAAGATTTCCCAGAAGATGTTCTTTCTTATGTATCTTTAAATGATGAAACTAAAGATAGATTTGCAGTTTATAAATATCCTCCGGTACTTACAGCATATGGTGAAGAACAAAAAAATAAAGAAGACTTAAAAAAACAAAAAGAAAGATTAGCATCATTAAGAAAATTATATGATCATTTATTTTATGTTTATACCTCAAATGCTTTTAAAACTTTTGGAAATATAAATAAAACAACATGTCACAATATGATTCAATCTTATTTGACATTATGTAGCCAAAGAGAAAAAGAGGAAAGTGACCCATCTACTATTTTAATTCCATTAGAATATACTATTACTTTAGATGGAATATCTGGAATATTACCTTATAATGCTTTTAAAATTCCTAATGATAGATTACCTAAAAGATATAGAGATAGAGTTGCATTTATCGTATTTTCTATAAATCACTCTTTTGAAGATAACAATTGGTATACTACTTTAAGAGGACAAACTATAATGCTAAAAAACACAGGAACACCTGTTATAAGAGCAACAATTTCAGGAACAGGAACAGTTGAAGATAACCCAAATTCAGTAGAAGAAGTAGTAAATAAATATCAAAATTATCCAAAAGTAGAATTAACTAGTACTGTAACAACTCCTCAAACTGTTACTTATACTTCAAAGGATTCTCCTAAAACTCAAACTGTAACTGATACTACACCTTATATTAATGAGGGTCAAACACCCGTTTTTGTTAATGATAATGTAGTAAATTCTAGAGATATTGAACTTACTGTTCCCTTTACTGCATTCGAGGAAAATGAAAAAATAGTCGGGGGAAAACCAACAGATGTTTTTAAACCTTATGAAGATAGAACTTATAAAGATGGTAATCTTACTACTTCAACATTAAGAATTGGGTTTGGTAGTGAAACTATTACTAGAGGAGGAACATTTGAAAAGGTTGCAAGAGGTGATCTGATAACAAAAAAGGAAGCTTATGCTGATCTTGAAAGAATATTAAAAAATGTAACAAAACCTTACGTAGTTGATAAATTAAAAGCAGGAGGAGTAGATTATTATAAATTAGATATAAAAATGCAAGTTGTAATTTTAGATATTGCTTATAATTATGGGGGGAACCATAAAACTTTGTATAATCAATTTGTAAGTGCTATTAAAAAAGGAAAACAAGGTTTAATTGATGAATTAATAAGAAGAAAAAATATGGGAGGTGGTCAAGTACCAGATAGAAGAGAAGCGGAAATTAATTATTTAAGAGGATAATATGGGATATATACCAAAAGGTTTAGTTAACGAAGGTTTATATACAAATGGTGGTGAATTTACTACTACTAATGGTAAACCTTATAAAGGATATTACCACCAATTATTTGATGGAGCAGTATCTTCTGGAAAAACCCCTAATAGTCCTGATTCTCAACCATTAATAACAAATTATAGTACTGATGATTCAAATGATTATATAGTACCCACTCAAGAAAATATTAATTATGCTTCCCTTCAACCCGCTAATCAAGAATTATATTCATCATCAGGTGATCCATTACCTTATTTCCCAATTATTACAGGTAAAGATTATCAAAGAGGTCAAATAATTAGATATTTTGCCAAAAAAAGAAATATAGAACCACCCCAAATTAGAGAAATAACAAAAGATGCTTTTATAGATTTAAATGCTACTTCTGGTAAATTTAATTATGCATTATGGACTGTAACTAGTGTATTTTGGAAAATCTCTGGTCCATTAAGAGATTCATTAAATAAAAACGGAGTAAAAACTTCAGGAATTATTGATACAAATAGAAGATTAGTTGAAAATGCTAATAAAGATTTTAGAGGTATTAGACAATATTTATCTAATTTAATTCAATTTGCAGTTAAATCAGAATTAGTATTATTAGAAAATTTATATACTGGTGGTAATGAATTAACTGTTAAAAAAGATAATAGTGATTATACAGGTTACTATCATATAATGGGTGATAAAAAAATAATGGATGGGGCTACACACGAACAATCTACAGGTAAAGTACTTTTATCTGCTGATGCTTCATTTTCAAATCAATTAGGAGGATTAATACAAACAGAATTAGGAAAAATAGGAGCACAAGATAATGTGGCTCCTACAAATAATAGTCGTACATTACAAACACAGTTGCAAAATAATATCTCTGGAACACCTGTAACAAGACAACCCTCAGGTGGAGGAGGTGGAGGTTATTAAATAGTTATGAAAAAAGGTTATGTATTATATAGTTGAAACAGAACAACAACTAAACAGATTATATTTTTCGGATAAAGAGTGTTACATTAGAATCATTCCAATGAATGATGAATATCATTCGATTCTAACATCCCCTTGCTTGGTTTATTTTAAAACACCAACAAGTAAAGGATATATGTTTACTATCAATCATAGTGAGGCCTTTAAATTACCCTTATCTAAAGTTTTAGATTTTATAGAAGATAAATTTGAAAAAATTTATACTTTAAATAAAAAAGAAGTTTTATACTATTTTAATAGTAATAAACTAATTGATATAGATGGAAGATATAAGTACAAGACAATTATTGGAGACAATTTTACTAAGTTTCGGGATAGGGTGTACAATAACTTCGATTCTTTGGGTTATACTAACTCTATTATTCCCATATCAAAGCATTATGAAAGTGAAGAAAAAACTTTTCAAGAAATTAGACAATGTTTTTTATTGGATACAGATCAAAATATTTTTTATAACGATATTTTTCCAAAAGTTTTTAAAGCAATTGAAGAACAAGGAATAAGAATTCATCCTGATTATTTTCATAAACATTTCAAATATAATGATAAATCGTGGTTCCTACGTGGAGAAACAGTGTATACTAAGTATAATCTATATAATCTCACCACTCGTCCAACGAATTCATTCAATGGCGTCAACTTCGCTGCTTTAAATAAAAACGATGGTTCAAGAACTGCACTTATTCCTAAAAATGATTTATTCTTTGAATATGATTATGATTCATATCATGTAAGAATTTTAGCTAAATTAATTAATTTTGAATTAGGTAAAGATTCTGTACATACCCAATTAGGAAAAATGTATTTTTCTAAAGATGAATTAACAGAAGAAGAATATAAACAATCCAAAGAATTAACCTTTAAACAATTATATGGAGGGGTATTCGAACAATATAAAGATATTCCATTTTTTAAATCAATGAATGAATATGTAGATGATTTATGGAAAACCTTTAATAAAGAAAATAAACTTAAGTTAATAGGAGGTAAAGTATTAACTAAAGATCAAATACAAAACCCAACACCTAATAAGATACTTAATTATACTATTCAATCAGCTGAAACTTATAATAATGTAATGTCTTTAAAAAGAGTGATAGAATATTTGGAGAATAAACAAAGTAAGGTTATATTATACACTTATGATTCCTTCCTTATTGATTACTCTAACGGTGATGGTAAAAAAACTTTACAAAAAATTAAACAATTATTAGAGATGGACGGGTATGTGATAAAAGTTAGTTATGGCCGTAATTACAATTCTCTAAAATATATATAATATTTATGATGGAAGAAAAAATTAATTTAGAAGACTTGGCAAATAAACTATTTTGCACATTCACCACTAAGGAAGAATTAGATTCCACAGTAGATACTATTAAAGATCAATATGATATTTTATTTAATAAGATATTTGTTCTTTTTGTAGAATCTACTAATGAATACGTTTGTACTTATAACGTTGATTCTTTTAATATGTCTAATACTATATTAGATAATACTATTCTCCTTCATAGAAAAAAAGACTCTAATACTCTATATACTATAAATGCACTCAATGATTTAATTAAAGAATTAAATGGTGGTATTTTAGATATGAAATATAAAGTAAATTGGAGCGAATACAGAAATTGTATTTTATTAACCACTGGGGGTGAATTAAAAAGACTTGATACAAAAGTCCACGATATTCTCACTTTTTAACCAAATTATTTGGTTACCAGTTTTATTTTTATTATATTATTAACAGTTACATTAAAAACAATAAATAGTTATGGATTTAAAATTAATCTCAAGCAAGTTAGAACAACTTCAGACCCCACAAGGTCAACAATCCCAACAAAAATTTGACAGAAGTCAGTATTTTTGGAAAGCTCCACTAGGTAAATCACAAATTAGATTTGTGCCTTATGTGGAAAACAAAGACAACCCATTCCAAGAAGTATTTTTTCATTATGGAATAGGAAATAGAACAATGATCTCGCCTATTAATTTTGGTGATAAAGATCCTATTGTAGAATTCTCAAAAGAATTACGTAAAACATCTGAACCCGAAAATTGGAGACTAGCTAAAAAGTTAGAACCAAAAATGAGAGTATTTGCTCCTGTTATAGTTCGTGGTGAAGAAAATAAAGGTGTACGTTTTTGGGAATTTGGAAAACAAGTATACCAAGAATTATTAAGTTATGCTGCTGATGAAGATTACGGTGATTTTACTGATGTAATTTCTGGTCTTGATATGACAGTAGAAGTGGTTCAAGGTAATCCTTACCCACAAACTTCAATACGTGTTAAACCAAAACAAACTCCATTATCAGATGATAATACTTCAGTTGAAAAATGGTTAAAAGAACAACCTGAATTATTTAAATATTATAAGAAATACACTTATGATGAAATGAAAACAGCTCTTCAGGACTGGTTAAACCCAGAAGATGGAGGAGAGGAAGTAGGTAGTTCCAATGATCAATCATCTAAAAAAGTTACACATTAAATGTTAAACAAAAAGAATCGTTTAACGAAGACGAGTTTGACGATCTATTTAAAGATTAATAAGAATGGCAAGAAAAAAAGCAAGTCTTGGGGGCGATATCTCTAAGTCTGTTAAGGGGACATTCTCCTTAGATAAATTTAAAGCAGCTAAAGGATTAGGATCAACTAATAATTCATTTAAAGAACAAGAATGGATCCCTCTATCACCAGCATGGCAAGAAATGGTTTCTTTACCTGGAATTCCTCATGGTCATATTACTTTACTACGTGGGCATTCAGATACAGGAAAAACTACAGCATTATTAGAAGTAGCAGTTAATGCTCAAAAAATGGGTATTTTACCTGTTTTTATTGTTACTGAGATGAAATGGTCTTGGGAACATGCCCAAATGATGGGGCTACAAGTAGATGTAGAAAAAGATAATGAAGGTAAAATTTCTGGCGTTGATGGAAATTTTATTTTTGCTGATAGAGGACAATTACCTACTGTAGAAGCTGTCGCGGGATTCATGGCAGATCTAATGAGTGAACAAAAGAAAGGTAATTTGCCAATGGATATGGTGTTTTTATGGGATTCAATTGGATCTGTGCCGTGTCAAATGTCAGTTGAAAAAGCAAAAAACAATAATGAATGGAATGCCGGTGCAATGTCTACTCAATTTGGTAATTTTATTAATCAAGAGATATTATTATCAAGAAAAGAATCGTACCCATATACTAATTCATTAGTTGCTGTAAATAAGATTTGGGTTGAAAAACCTATAGGACCTATGTCACCTCCAATTATGAAAAATAAAGGAGGTAATACTATGTTTTTTGATTCTACTTTAATTGTTACTTTCGGTAACATTTCTAATCCAGGTACATTAAAAATTAATGCTGTAAAGGATGGTAAAAAAGTAGAATGGGCTAAAAAAGTTAAAGTTGCCATTGAAAAAAACCATATTAATGGTATTACTACAACAGGTAAAATTTTAGCTACGCCTCATGGTTTTATTTCTGAAAAGAAAAGTGATATAGAAAAATATAAAAGACAACATCAAGAAGAATGGGGTAGAATTTTAGGTGAAGGCCCATTCGAAGTAATTACAGAAGGATCAGAAGCCGAAGATTTCCAAAATCCATCTGCAACGGATGAATAAAAACTATCAAACTATACTCGATAACTTGCACGAGGGATCAAGTCTGGAGCCCCTACATTTAAACAGTAGGGTGCTCCTAATTGATTCAATGAATACTTTTTTAAGATCATTTGCAATTATACCTGCAATTAATCCGCAGGGCAATCATATCGGGGGTTTAGTAGGTTTTATGAAATCATTAGGTTATGCAATTAAATTAATTCGACCTACTAGAGTAATATTAGTATTTGATGGTCAAGGTAATATTACAAATAGAAGAAATACTTATTCTGATTATAAAGCTAATCGCCAAATAAAAAGAATAACAAATTTTAATGTATTTTCTACTCTAGAGGAAGAATCAGATTCAGTTTCTACCCAGATGTTAAGGTTATTAGATTATCTAAAAACTTTACCTGTAAATATTTCTATTATTGATAAAATAGAAGCAGATGATACTATAGCTTATTTATCTAAAAAATTAAAAGATGATATTATAATATATTCTGCTGATCAGGACTTTTTACAATTAGTAAATAAAAGAATAACAGTATATTCTCCTATTAAAAAGAAATTTTATAAACCACAAGATGTTTTTGATCAATATGGTTTATATCCTCATAATTTTATTACAATGAAATGTTTAATGGGTGATAAATCAGATAATTTACCTGGAGTTAAAGGTTTAGGTCCAAAAAAATTATTTAAATATTTTCCTGAATTAGAATCAAATAAAAAATTTACTTTAAAAGAAGCTTATGATAAAGCAACTGAAAAAGTAGAAGAACATGGAATTTATGGTAATGTTCATTTATTTAAGCAACAATTAGAAATTAATTATGAATTAATGTCTTTAGAAGATATTGAATTATTAGAAGCAGATCAACAAGAACTTGATCAATTAATTGAAACACCACCATATAATTTTAAAAAGAATAAATTTTTAAGTTTATACGAAAAAGATTTACTAGGAAGAGGAATACCTAACACAGAATTTTGGTTATCAGAAGTATTTTCGTATCTTCAAAATTATAAGATTAAATAAGTTATGACGTTAAAGAGTTTATCGCAGTATGGACCTCACTTTCAAGTTAAAGTTCTAAATTCTTTACTTAAAAATAAAAAATTTACACTTAATATTCGAGATGTAATTTTACCAAAATATTTTGAAAATCAAGCTCATCAATGGATAGTAAAAGAAACATTACAATATTTTGAGGAATATCATTCTCCCCCAACATTAGATTTTTTAAAAATTGAAATTAAAAAAATAGATAATGATATTTTAAAAACTTCTGTTATTGATCAATTAAAAGAAATTTTTAAGATAATTAATGATGATCAAGAATATGTTGAATCTGAATTTTCAAGTTTCTGTAAAAATCAAGCATTAAAAACAGCATTAGTAGAATCTGTAGATTTATTAAATGATGGTATGTTTGATGATATTCGTTTTAAGATTGATACTGCTTTGAAAGCGGGACAAGATAAAGATATAGGACATGAATATATCAAAGAAGTAGAAGCACGATATAAAGAAGAAGATAGACAAGTAATACCTACTCCTTGGTCTATTATTAATGAAAGGTTAATGGGTGGTTTAGGTGGAGGTGATTTTGGTTTAATATTTGGTTCACCTGGTGGGGGTAAATCA